CGAACAAGGTACAGGTAAAACAGCAAGTGCCATATGGGCATCGGATTACCTACTGAAACTAGGTGCAATAAACAGGGTACTTGTTATATGCCCGCTCTCGATCATGGATAGTGCATGGCGTGATGACTTGTTTACATTTGCGACGCATAGAACTGTATCAGTAGCACACGGTTCAGCAGATAAACGGAAGAAGATAATACAAGAGGGTTCAGACTATGTGGTGATAAACTACGACGGTATTGGTATCGTATTAGATGAACTAAAGAAGGGCGGGTTTGACCTGATTATTGTAGATGAAGCCACACATTATAAGAATGCTCAGACAAGACGCTGGAAGTTGTTACGTCAACTAATACACGATAACACGTGGCTGTGGATGATGACAGGTACACCAGCCGCACAGAATCCTACAGACGCATATGGACTAGCAAAACTTGTTAGCCCGAACAGAGTGCCAAGATTCTTTGGTGCGTTTAAGGACATGGTTATGTTTAAAGTATCACAGTTTACATGGAAGATACGACCGAACGCTACAGATGTAGTGTTTAGAGCGTTACAACCTGCCATACGTTTTACAAAAGACCAATGTTTAGACTTGCCTCCTATGGTATACACCAAAAGACAGGTGGAGCTTACCGCTCAACAAAAGAAATACTACAAGGAATTAAAAACAAAACTTGTGTTAGAGATTACAGGGGAAGAGATAACCGCCATAAACGCGGCTGTGACTCTTAACAAGTTACTACAAATATCAGCAGGTGCTATATACACAGACGAAGGTGACATATTAGAGTTCGATATAAATAAAAGATACGCAGTGTTACGTGAGGTTATTGACGAATCTAGTCAAAAAGTTCTTGTGTTTGTGCCTTTTAAGCATGCCATAGATATACTTACAGATAGATTACGGTCAGAGGGTATATCTACAGAGATAATACGAGGCGATGTTCCTGCACATAAACGCACACATATATTCAAAGCGTTCCAAGAAAACACTGACCCACAAGTACTCGTGATCCAACCACAAGCAGCCGCACATGGTGTTACATTAACACGAGCTAACACAGTGGTGTGGTGGGGACCAACCAGTTCGCTAGAAACATACGACCAAGCGAACGCACGTGTGCATAGGTCTGGTCAGACACATAAATGCACCGTAGTACAACTGCAAGGGTCTGACGCAGAAAAGCATGTATACAAATTATTAGATAGAAAAATAGACGTACACACAAAATTTGTAGAACTTTACAAAGAAGTGCTTGACTAAGTCACATTTTGATATTACATGTTAATAGATAACAAGAGTAGGAGAGAGATATGGGTGACAAGATAACCCCTGACAAATTGGCGAAAACGTATTTACGTATAAGAGCAGAGAGATCTATGCTGTCCGCCAAGTATAAGGAAGAAGATGGCAACCTTATACGACAGTTAGACACAATAAAACAGGCAATGCTAGATCATTGTGAAGATCACAATGTAGAAAGCGTGAGAACTTCTGAAGGATTATTCTTTCGTTCGACTAAAAAGAAATACTGGGTCAGTGAATGGGATGCAATACACAAGCTCATTGTGGAAGAAAATGCACCTCAGTTACTTGACAAACGTATCAATCAGGCGAACATGAGAGAGTTCTTGGAAGAGAATCCTGATCTCAAGCCAGAGGGATTAGAGATTGAAGAAGAGGTAACAATTTCTGTGAGGAAAGCATGAATGAACATTTTGTACCAATAGAGGACGTAGCTAAACATTTTAGTGTGTCCGTATCAACTGTTCGTGCCTGGGTACGTCAAGGACACATACCAGAGGATACCTATGTGAAAATAGGTAATACTTATAGGTTTCGTGTCGGTGAAGTAGCCACGGCATTAACTAAGGTGTCTAGTAAACGTAGCGAAGAAACAGTGAGCGAAGATTCACTAGCGGAACTAGATGAAGATTTATAATATAGAGAGAAGGAGAGATAAATGGAACAATATATTATAGAAAACGTAGAGGCTCTTTGGCCTAAAATAAATACAACCTACCGCTTTGATAACGTAGCTAGTAGGTCTGTGACATGTGAGGCTACGGCTGATGGCGCAGAGTATTCTATACAATTTCGTATGGACAATGCCACTGCCAAGGCTTTATATCTAGCTATGTCTGAAGTATATCAGGCTAATAGAAAAGACAAGTGGGCAGAAAATCTAGAGCGTTTATTTGTCAAGGACGATGATGGCATGTTTACGCACAAGGCTAATTTAAAAGGTGCGTACAAGAACCAAGCTACTGCTAAACCTATACAGGTTGATTCCAAGGGTAACAGATTACCAGCTGATTTCTTGTTGACCACAGGTAGCACAGTTAATATAGCCGTATCGTTTGTTCCATATGACATGGGTGGCAAGCAGAATGTTTCACTGCGTCTTCGAGGAGTACAGGTCATAAAGTACATACCTTATGAAGACAAGAATCCATTTAAAGAGACTGATGGATATGTGTTTGAGGCGAAAGAGGACAATCCTTTTGATACCCCAGATGAAGCAGTGGCTGAACCAAAGAAGGTCGTTAAGAAGCCCTCCCCTCCCACCAAGGATGCTGATGACGGCTTGGGTAAAATCGTCGATAAGTGGGACGATTAATATAACCTCACCACGACTAGGCTTTTGCTGAAAGGATAACGTGCCGTATCTTGTCGTGGTGTCTTCGGCACAAGGTGGGAAAAATGGAAACAAAAGAATTTTTAGAGAAAGTTTTAGGTGATGGATATTATTCTGTGCTAGGTCTTGGAGACAAAAAGGTACAGAGTTTCCATGCAACCATAGACGATGTAATAAAAAAGGCTAACGAGTTAGATGCTGAAGGTATCAACGCATACTTTGGGTTAGCTACATTTGAAACAGATAAAGATAGACGAGTAACCAACGTAAAGAGTCTTAGTTCTTTTTACTTAGATTTGGACTGCGGTGTCGGTAAAGAGTATCCCGATCAGAATACAGCTTTTTTAGATTTAAAAAGATTTGTGGAAGATACAGGATTACCTCGACCCATGCTTATAAACTCTGGGTACGGGATACATGTGTACTGGGTTCTTACAGAGAGTGTATCGTATGGGGAGTGGCTACCCGTAGCCCAGGGCCTCAAGGACATGTGTATACAGCATAACTTGTCAGCAGACAATGGTGTAACTGCCGACGCTGCGCGGGTACTCAGAGTCCCTGGCACACATAACCACAAGCGTGGTACACAGAAACCTGTCATGTTTTTTGGTACAGGAGAATTTCGTAGCACAGAGTTTGACGAATTTGCACGGGTGGTTGGTAAAGAAGGTGTGACTGTACCTACAAAAGTAAATAATGAAGCAAACGCTCTTAAACAAGCTTTGATAGAGAACTCAGAGTTTGGGTTTAAAGATATATTATCAAGAACAATAAGAGGCACAGGGTGTGAGCAAATCAAAAACATTATGGAGAACCAACAAAACATAAGCGAACCTTTGTGGAGAGCAGGATTATCTATAGCCAAGTTCTGTAATGACGCTGACAAAGCTGTGCATAAAATGTCTGAGAGACACCCAGAATACAATCAGTATCTGACAGAAGAGAAAGCAGACCTTATAAAAGGTCCTTACACGTGCGCTAAGTTTGCAGAAGAAGATCCAGAACCATGCTCTACATGTATGCACTGGGACAAGATAACGTCGCCCATATCTTTAGGAAAAAGTATAAAGAAAGCACCTGCATCTAAAGACATACCGTTGTACCCAGAACCATATTTTCGAGGGGCAAATGGAGGTGTTTACTTACGTTTTAAAGACAAAGACAATAATGAAGAAGACAAATTAATATACCAAAACGATCTATATGTTATAAAACGTATAATGGATGTGGAGATGGGTGAAGCTATAGTTATGCGTTTACACCTACCCAGAGATGGAGTGAGAGAGTTTACAGTGCCTTTGACCTCTGTGACATCTAGAGAAGAGTTAAGAAAAAACTTATCTATGCAAGGCATAGCTGTACCAAAAATGGATGATATCATGGCATACACAACTACATGGGTAACACAACTTCAAGCAAAGGGAGCCGCAGACCAAGCAAGAAGACAGTTTGGCTGGACGGACGACGAACATACGGGGTTTGTGGTTGGCAACCAAGAAATACACGCTAAAGAAACAAGGTTTAATCCTCCTTCCACACCAACAGCAGGTTTGTTTTCATACTTTGAACCTAAAGGTACTTTAGAAGAATGGAAGGACATAATGAACTTCTACAACGTAGATAACTTTGAGTTACATCAGTTCATAGTAGGAACATCTTTTGGGTCTCCGTTGATGAGTTTTTTACCTATAAAATGTGCTTGTTTTCACACGCACAGTAAGGAGTCAGGTTTGGGTAAGACAACTGCTATGATCGCAGGGATGTCTGCATGGGGAGATCCTGATGAGCTTATTCTAGATAAAGAGGATACGTATAACACCAAGATGAATAGAGGTGAGATATACCACAACTTACCGTTGTATATGGATGAGCTTACTAACATGAAAAGCATGGAACTTTCTAATCTAGCATATCAGCTAACGGGTGGTAGACAGCGTGGACGTATGTCAGCAAGCAGTAACGTTGAAAGGGCTAGAGGTAAGGTATGGAAACTTCTTTCAGTAACCACAGGTAACACAAGTGTGGTGGAAATGATAGGTATGGCAAAGTCTATGCCAAAAGCAGAAGCACAGCGTATACTGGAGCATAAAGCCACAAAACAGAACTACTATACAAAGGCTGAGACAGACGAGTTCACCTCACGATTGTCACAGAACTATGGTCATGCAGGGAAAGTATATATAAAGTACGTTCTAAACAATTTAGACGAGGTTAAAAAACTTCTTAATCAGATACAACGAAGGGTGGACGAAAAGGCAGGACTTACAGCAGAGAATAGATTTTGGTCTGTGTTAGTGGCTTGCACGATGACAGGTTTGGTCATAGCTAAACATTTAGATTTAATTAAGTATGACACCAAAAAAATATTTGATTGGGCTATAAAGTGTTTGAAAGAAAACAAACGACAAGTAGAGGACATGAGTATATCGGTAGAGGAGACGTTGAATGATTATATACACGAACACTGGAGCAACGTGCTATGGATAAAAAGCACAGATGATCTGCGTAAACAAGAAGGAGATGTGGCAAGCCTTGTTATACCTGAAGCCTTACCAAGAGGTAAACTTGTAGCCCGATACGAGACAGATTTGAAACGTGCGTACCTTGTGCCAAAGCCTTTGAAGTCGTGGTGTGGACAGCATCAGATAAACTACAATGCTTTTATAGGCGATCTAAAACAAAAACTGAACGCTAAAAGAATGAAGATACGGCTTAGTAAAGGCACACATATGAACTTACCTCCAACGGACGTGATAGCTGTAGACTGTTTAATAGAAGATGAAGCTAAGACAGGGAATACTGAAGACTGATGATTTGAACCCTGATGGGGTGCGAATAATAGTAAAATGGGATAATATGGTAACAAGTTCCTCTGTATTTATCCCATGTGTCAACACTCAAAAGGCTATACAACAAGTAAAAACTATAGCAAAAACAAAGGGTTGGGACGTAAAAGCGTATGTGCGTGTAGAGAATAATAAATTAGGTGTTCGCATTTGGAGAA